TAAATTGATCATTTAATTTATCTAAGTAAGGTTGAAGATCAGCATCTGTTACTTTAGCATCTACACCATCACGTCCAGCTGGCCCTTGTTCTCCTTGTGGACCAGTATCTCCCTTCGGCCCTCTTTCTCCTTGAGGACCCTGTGGACCAATGGAGCCTTGTAAACCCTGTTCTCCCTGTAAGCCTTGAAGACCTTGTGGTCCAATTGGCCCGCGCTCTCCAGTCTCACCTTTTTCTCCTCGAGGACCTACCTCGCCTTGTATACCTTGTGGACCGATAGGACCTGTCTCTCCGACATCTCCTTTCTCTCCCTTTGGACCTTGTGGGCCGATATCGCCTTGATCGCCCTTATCTCCCTTTGGTCCAACCTCACCCCTTTCACCTTGTATTCCCTGAGGCCCTTGTGGACCTATTTCACCTTGTGGTCCAACATCTCCTTGAGGACCTTGTATACCTTGAATACCTTGATCACCTTTAAGACCTTGTATTCCCTGAATGCCCTGTGGACCTTGAGGTCCGGTGTCACCCTTATCTCCTTTTACTCCTTTGTCACCCTTAGGACCTTTTAGTCCTTGATTACCTTGTGGGCCAGGAGTTAAAGTGATTTCATTAAGTTGAGAATGCACCTCTCTGCGAAATTTCTCTATAAACGCTAGACTTATCGCGGCAGAATTGGCCAGTTCTTTTTTCACTATTTTTCACCATTTAAAAACATCGCGGCTGATTTTAGAAGCTCAGTTACTGCTTCATTTTCTTCATTAACAAATTCAGCGTCTGCTACTAGTGTTTCATAATCTACACTAGCTATATCTAAATCAATATCATCTTCTGATTCGTAGTCGCCTGATTTCTTTTCATCTTCAATTTGTTTTTGCATTTCTGCAATATCTTCATCGGACTGTTGTAAGATATTTTTCATAACCCATTCATTGGAAATATATTTACCAACATATTCTTCAACAATAGTGAGCATTTCAAAACGTTCTCTAATGATTTCAGTTTCTTTTAATTCGCTAAAATAGTTATCTTCAATGAAATCAAATGTAATATTTTCTTTCCATTGTGCCCAATCTTCTTTGGTAATAATACCCTTTAGAATAAGCTGAGTTTTTAATAACTGCATGAAAAGATCTGAAAATCTTTTACGAAGACGGTCAATAAATTTCTTAAATTTAACTTCATCTCTAGAGATCTCTGTTGATCTACCAAGAGAAAACTGTGCTTCTTGTTCTAATCTATTTACTGGAACATTAAGAGACTTATATAGTTTCTTTTGGAAGTAGATAATATCATCAATCTGTCCTAGGTTTTCACCACCCGGAAGAGTATCTACTTCAGTACCTCTACCACCTTCTTTACGTGGTAAAAAGTAATCTTCTAACATTGACATATGACGCTTATCATCTCTGACCTCGCCAGTAGTAGCATCATATGTTATTTTATTTCTATATTCATTTGCAATACGACGTAGTGTTTGTTCAGCAGCACTGTTCTGCATATTACCAACATCAATATAGAATATTCTACGTTCAGGAGCTCTTGATAACCTGTAAATAACAAGTGAATCTTCCATCATTCGTAGCTGATTAACTGGTTTAATTGCTTTTTGTAAATAAGAAACAATACGTGTTTTAGTAGGATCTAATAGACCCGATGTACAATAAGCAATTGCGTCAGGATGAATTTTTAATGCTCCATTTGAAGCAGACATTTTATCATCCTGATATACAAACATTTCACGAGCAGTTTTAATTAATTTAGCACCCGTTTTTTGATCTTGTTCTTCTTCGATTTCTTTTATTTTTCGTAAATAGATCGGGTCAATATATCGTAACTCTTGAATACCTTTTTTAGGATTTGAATCATCGACGATAATATGATAAGCTATTCTACCGTCAATATACCACTTACGAAAAATATCATGAGAATAAGAATTAAATGCAAGCAAACTTAGAATAGATTTAAATTCTTCATTTACTAATTTTTTGATTTTATCTGAAGTTTCTACATTATCTAAAACTAATTCTAATGGAGCTTTATCGTAATCACCTACAATAGCTTCATTAACAATATCATCAATAGCAGCATCACACTCAGGCTGAGTAGCAACATCTCGATATTTTAAGATTAAATCGCGATCTGTTGATGCCTTATCACCACTTATATCAACATAAGCATTTGTTGCAATAGCACCCGCATAACTAGATATGACGCCAGAAGTGCCACCATCGAATTCTGTTTGAGGGACAAAGCTTTTTATTTCTTTTTCTTGCTTATCGTCCTTTTTTCTGGTGATTGAAAATCCAAATAGCTCTGCCATGTATTCTTTCTCTCTAGTATAATATAATAAGAGTACGGCCAATTGCTGACCGTACCCTATTATATATCAACGATTAACTCGTTGTATTTGATTCCCAATATTGCATCTGGAATTCAACAGTGAATTCTTCGATGGTATTTTCATTATCGTAGTTAACATCGATAGCTGAAAGATTAGTTGGGAAAGCTCCACGTATTGTGTAAGTCTTGGTTACTTCATGAGCTTTGTTAAGCTGTTGAACAATAAGATCAGCTTGATAATCAACAGGGTTGGCAATACCAGTTCCTGCTGCATGCTCGCTAATACCATTCATCCAACGCTCGAAAGAATCACGTACAGAAAAATCAACATTGTTGATTACTGTAATAGTCCAAGGTTCAAATGTACGATCACCCGCCATTTGAAGCTTACGTCCACGGAAGTTAACTTCTACCGGAGCAATTACTGATCCGGGCATCTGAGCACCTTTACACATAAAGGAGGTCAGTTCAACATTTCCACCAGCGTAGCTTGGGAAATTTACTGTGACTTGAAACATATTAGCACGGGCACCGCCACCTGCTAATTTAGCTTTAAAGTCATCTACACCTAAAATAGCCACTTATCTATCCTCCTTTTAATTAACCAGCGATTTCTGAGAAATCAACGCCAGTTCTTGTTGCAATAAAGTTAAGTGAAATAAAGTTGATAGAACGTGCTGGCTTGATGTAGATATCTGCAACAAATTGATTACTGTCAATTACTTGTCCAGTATTATTTGTTTCATCACATACAACCAAGAAATCCGTTACGCCGCGACGACCTTTAACATCACGCAGGAAGGGTTCTACCAAGTTTCTGAATTGAGCTCGTGTAAACTCATCATTCAATTCAAACAATGTAAATTTAGAAGCTGTTGCAATTGCTTTTTCAAGAGCAATAAACAGACGACGTACATTGATACGATCAAACGCTGAAGGACGAGACAATAAAGTCTTATCACCAAAGAGTACAGTTCCCTGTCCTGGGAATGACACAATTGGATTTACGCGGGCTTTATAAAGCTCATCACGTTGTGCTTTTGTTGGGTTATAAGCAAGTTTAGTAACACCGAGCAATTGACCACGATTCAAACCAGCAGGAGAGAACCAAGGATCAGCAGCGTTATCAGTACCAGCACATAGACCAGCAGTAAAGCCTGCAGCTCCAATCCAACGATATACGTCGTTATAACGATCATATACATACACAGCGCCTGAATCAGTTGCAGCATATGAAGTTGAAGATAGAGTGTTAGCCCATTCAATAACATTATCAGCTGGTGTTGAAGCACCAACAGTGTCATCGACAGGAGGAGATACAAAGGCCATACAATCTTTACGTGATTCGCAGATTTGAATCAGCTTATCAGCAATAGTTTTAGAGCCATCAGCATCTGGGTAAGAGAAAAGAAGGTTGGCATCAACAATATCAGCTTCAGCAAAAAGATCAAAACCCGCAGTAATTGCTGAAGTGCCTACATTAGCATTGTCAGCGGTGCCACCGGTTAATGTATCAGATGAAATTTCATTGCCATAAGATGTTTGCTCATCGATGACAATAGAATCACCTGCATTAGTTAAAGTACTTGCATGATTTACAGAGTAAATATACTTTGAAGTACGGTTAATAACTTCTTGATAGTAAATGCTTGATCCATCAGAAGATTTAGCATCAGAAGCCAAAGAAAGAAATTCGAATACTTCTAGAACTTCGCCTTTGTTTCCAGTGTAGAGACCTAATTTATCAACTACTACTACATGAATTTCGTCATTCGCAGTTGCGGCCCCATTTGCAGTAGCGTAAGCTGAAGTTCCAGGAGCTCCACCTACATTACCTTTATAAGCCCATGAATCAAAACCAGTTGCGCCAGAAGCCCAATGTACTTCTAAACCGTTTGCGATCTCGCCTGTGTCGCGAGCCGCCCAAACTACTGTTCCTGTGCCAGTGGCCAAATCATCTGCGTTTTCTATAAGTAAACCGGCTCCATCATCTGTAGCATTGGTTGCACCAGCACCGACGACGCGGACGACTTTAAGTGCTGAACCATACTTCAAAAAGGAAGCGGCTGTTAAAAAATATTTTGCTGTTACTGAGTCGGGTCTTCCAAAAACAGATGCGAGTTCCTTTTCTGAACTTACTAGCGTAACTTCATTTACAGGACCACGATTGAACGCTCCAGCGAATCCACCAATACTGGTAGAAACTGCAGGAACAACTGTGGTTGCATCGATTTCTTGAATATCAACTCCGGGTGATACTTGAAATGCCATCGCTTTATCCCTCGTTAAGGTTAAATTTTATAAGTTTACACATAATACGATTAAATCAACTATAGTTTATTTATAAATATTACTATCTTGATAAAGCTGTGTACTTAACCAAACGGTCCCATCTTCGTCAACATGATAATCTTGATGATTTCTACCATCCTGTATAATACCAAATGGTGGTAAATCATTCTGAATTTCTTTTAGTCTTTCTTTATAAAGTAAATCTTTCATATCAATTTGTGTCATTTCTTGAAATATATCAGTTGATGTGAACCAACCGAACATTACAAGATTCATCATTAAGTCGTCATGATTTCCAGCAGATGCTTGATAACTATTTCCCTTTGAAACAAATGTAGACATCTCTACTATAGTATTAGCATCATTTATTCTTAATTTTCTTTGTTCTAATAAATCTTTTATAGAAGAACAACCGATACGTTTTATTCGTCTATTCATTCTGACACCTATACCATCAGATTTAATCATAGACTCTAAGAACATATTTTCATATTCTAAATCGTACCAAAGACCATTTGCTACAACCGATCCTTGATCATTAGCTTCAACAATAATGAATGCCTTATTATATATAGTCGCATATTTATAAATTACATCAGGAAATAATAATGGAGATAATTCATTATCTTTAAAAACCGCTACTTGCTCAAATGGATTTACAGATACATCAATTATTGTAAATGTTGAATAATCTTGACCGCGACCTTGAGCCACATCAACAGTCATTACATAATTATGATCTTCAATTGGCTTTTTGTAAAC